GACATTGATCGCACCACCTGACGCTACGCCACCGAGACCACCTTCAGTCCTGGAACCGTCAACACCATCACCACCACCACCGCCACCCCAACAATGGATGCGGGCATTGTCAACACCAATAGGTACAGTCCACGAACCTGACGATGTGAATTCAAGAATGTTGGGAAGCAATGTTCCAGAGATCGAAAACACTGCCGTTTCTTGTCTAAACCAGCCTTGTGGCGTTGCTACTAGCGATAACGAGTTGTTTCGACCGAGCACATACGTCTCGTCACCTTCAACGAGATCACTATCTGCCCCATCGAATATGACATTACCCGTGTTCGATGTATTACGCACGGCAATGTACATTCCTACATTGCCGCCATCACTGTCTGTGATTCTTGGTAGGGATAAAGTGATATCCCCTACAGGGTTCATCACAAAAAACTTACCAGCGTCTAAACGTGATAATGTTAGATCGCTGTCGTTGGTAGCCGTTTGCCAACGTCGAATGCCCACATCCTTCCAACCGCTTTCACTATGGTAACCTTCAAAGGTATCGCGTGTAGCGTTGTGACGTAGCATTCCGATGGCCGGTGAGCCAGGACGAGCGCCGGCTGAATCTGAAGAGGGGATTAGAGTGCGCTCGTCATCAATAACGGTGACATTTTTTATTTTTATTGCCATCTTCGTCTCCTCGACTATTAGCAATCGTGATCTAAGTGATATTCACGAGGTAAGTGTCTTCTTAGCTGTTCAGACACAAACGAACGGTAACAGTGGTTGTTTTCAAAAGGCGAAAAAAGGAGATCGACAAGAGGGCGAAAAAGCCGACCGTAGATTTTTCCAGCCCTTTCCCATCTCCACAGCGCGGCGGAAATGGTTTCGTCGGGCATTCCGCCGCCAAGCGTCAGAAGCACATACAGCAGTTGATCAATTGCGATCAAAAAGTTGCGTATGCGCAACTGAAGCATTGGCTAGTTCCTTAGTTGTAGCTGTGTCCTGTTTTTAGTCGCTGACGGCCAGAGCCACCCTTTCTATTGCGATCGGTAGGCTGTGGTTGCCCAAGACGGTTGTTGACCTCTTCGGTGCATGCTCGTCTCATCAGAATACGGCCTCTCTTATTGAGAGCAATATCGGAACCTGCGTCAAGAACGTCGTATATCGTGTCCAGCCTCCACGTTGACACCATCCGTTCGTGGTCCAGGTTGTTGAATAGATCGACCATTTCGCGGCGGTTTCGACCTGTAAGCCACGACACATATTCGAGGGGGTTGTTTTCCCAAACCTCGGATTGCATGTAATATTGATCTTCGATAGGGTCTTCTTCTATTTTTGACACTGTGTAGCCCAAAGATGTCAACAAAGCAATGGCCTGTTGTACTTCACTAGTTCGATATACCATAATATTCTCCTATGGTTAGTGTGTTGTATTTATGCCTACGGAGGTACCCACGCGCCGTCTTTTAGTACGTGAGGAGTGGCTGGTTGCCACGCAGCACCATCATGAACATACGCTTGTGCAGGAACCCATTGGGAGGAGACATGAACGTAGAATCCAGGTGCTGGAGGCGTGAGGAGGAACATCGACTCAAGGCCATACGCAGGACGCAATATCTGATACGGATCTCGTGATAAAGATACGATCTCTTGTTCTGTCAGTTCGCGGTCCCAAGCGTAAGCAAACTCAATTTTACCCTGTGCGTGGGCTGTGCCTGCAAAGTATCCTCCACCGTCGTTGCTGAATAGTCCGATACTGACTGAAGTGAGACCCGGTCCTCCTGTATTAGCCGAGGTATCAGGTGAGCCCTGGTCGACACCATCGACATACAGTTTGCGATTAGCACCAACAGCGTCATATACACCAGCATATGTGCGCATCTCGTTGAATGGCAATAGCACATCTGTCCAACGGGCACGTGTAAATAAGTTCTGGCCAGTAACTAACTCGAGGTCAGCACCAACTTTGCGAATACCCCAACCTACGTTGAGGGAAGCATTAACATAAGCAAAATTTCCAAATAGAACATTATCGCCAGATGAATCGGGTGATTCATAACGAATCATCGTAGTTAGTGGTGTACTCTGTATTGGCGATATGATTGGTGAAAGGAAAAGATGAAACCCATCAGAATCGTTGTTCTGAAAGAAACCAGTTTCGTATACTGCCGGACTTGACGACAAACCGCGAGCGTTAGAGATCAAATCCTCATTTTGAACTACGCAGTGTTTGAGTCCTTGAGAGATCGGATTGGTCCAATCGATCTCTATTGGTAGAGTAGGTTTTCTACCGGGTTCTAGTAGTTCGTGCGTTGCAACCCGCTCGTCAGGTATGAAATATCCTGCCGGGTCTGAATCAACTGAGCTAAAATAGAGGAACTCTTCCATAGTCAATAATTACGCGGGTAACAGTAGTTGGTATGGTCTTTGATTCAACGAGGCTACTTCCCCAGCTTCTAGCGCTCTAGAGAACACCCACGCTGACCTAAAGTACTGGTCGCCATAGCTAGAATTCGTACTTTCGGCGTTAATATAAATTATATTGTCACAGTTATCTCTGTTATTCAGATTGCCAACACTCGCTGTTTGCTGACCGTTTGCATAAAGATGATATGTTGTGTCACGTAATGTGAGAGCAAAGGTTCTGCATCCCGGTACACCTGAAGAGCTGGCTTGCGCTTCAGCTTGAGCTCGTATTGAAAAGGTACTTGTCAAAGTAAGGCGACGCTCTAGTGTTATGAAGTCGAGCGTTGCAGTGTCAGGTATACTGAATATTCCGCCTCCTTCATCGAAAGATGATAACTCACCGATAGTGGTGTCCATGAAAATTGACATGTCCGTAAAATCAGCAAGCGGTTCTATGTCAATGGTAAAAGACACAGTGTTATCGAGATATGTCGATTCGCCGATCGCCTGTCCGGGGCTTTGAATCACTTGCCCGGTTAGTAGGTTGGTTATAAACCCATTGCGGTATACTATCGCTGCATGAAGTTTTTTGGTGATAGAGTTGGCCCAGTTGATTTTAACTGGGCCAACTGGGACTTTAGCTGGGTTGTAAAGGGCCGGTTCCATGTACCGGCGAGGAATCAATCGACTCATGTTCCATATGTGACTGGTGTCAGCTCAAGCTTCCAACCCGCGTCTAACGATGCTGTCCCCGCTCCCCCATCGACCCACTCAATCCAGTACTTGGCCCCCTGTCTCCATATGGGCGCGAGCAGACCGAGAGTTTGCTGAGCGTCTGCTGGATCGACGTAGAAAGATCCAATGTAGTCGTGCTTGTAGTTTGCGTCAACATCAGGAGCGTCGTTTGAACCATCCGGTTGTTTTTGTTCATACAGATTGATCACAGCACCGGCGGTTGGAGCGGTCGAAAACCCACCCGCAGCTGTTGTGAAAACAAATTCACCTAAAGGATAACCCGGATTATCAGCCGCCGTTCGAGTATCATCGGTACATTCTACAAAACCACCATCTGATACGCTAGAAGTAGTTCCTGTTGCTGCGAGTGTTAGTTTTGTTCCTGCTGAAAAAATTGCTTCATTAGCCATTATAGAGTCCTTGCGTAAATCACATCGCCTTCTCGCACCCGACCGATAATTCCGGCGTTTTCGGCGCGAGATATGTCTTTTGGAATCAGAGCGGCAATCTCTGCTTTAGTGTTCACACCCAGTATATCAATGAGCACAGTTCTCGCCGGAGAACCGGACGCTGTTGGCACCCCATCGGTGCTGTATATAACGAGAACGTCGCGCACAATCTGGCGCTGATCTGCTGTTAGTGCTTCCCATTCAGACCTATTGTTAAGCACTGCAGAAAAGATGTCACCGGATTGAATCGTGGGACTGTCAACGGTTATAGCTTCTTCGTTGACCCAATCCGTCAAAACTGAATCATCGACCGCTGGCCACTGAGGATGGGTTTGAATAAGCGCACTTAACGCCTGGTAATCCATTTTACGATCTCCTATTAGATCACAAGAAAAATGTCGTTCTCAGCGTAGCCTGCCGGAGAAGGCAAGGCCGAGTCTATGTAGATGTTTTTTTGAACATGAACCCCAATATCAGAGGAATCGAGGTATCCAGCGCTAGCAATGTTGTCGCTATCGATGAAACTCTTAATCTCATTAGAAGAGTTCTTATAGAAAAGACGACCATCAGCAAAGTTAAGAGCGAGCTCGCCATAGGCGAGGTCACTATCGAGAGGCACTTTGGCAGGTACTGAAGACTTCTTCAGCTTTATATTAGCCGGCATAAAAACACCTTGTGGTTGTTAACCCGCTATAAGAATAGCGGGTTTGATTATTTAGTACGTTCCGCCGTCGATATCGACGATCGTCACAAACCCTGACGTTACAGTCATTTGATCACTATCAAAGCTCGCTACACCGGGATTAGTAACGGTAGCTAGCTCTGCTGAAATCGTTAGAGTGTCGGCGCCATCGTTGTATGTGAGATCAACACCTTCCCCGGCAAGTAGCAAACTTGATACGCGGTCATCAATGGTTTCGTCTAGTGTAACACCACCGATCAGCAGGCCACTGCCGCCAACATCGAGAGTTTTGTTGGTTGTCCACTTGTCGCCTGTTGAAGCGTATGTAAATTCGGCGTTAGCTCCAGCAACAATGAGACCAGCACCATTTGCTTCTGTTGAGTTGGTGGCTGAGTCAGCTAGGGTTAGGGTTAGGTCGTTGATAGTAACTTCGGTACTGTTAATGGTAGTCGTTGTACCATTAACAGTTAAGTTACCAAGAATGATCACATCACCACTGTCACCGGCATTAGCTGGATCAAGAGTAAGAGCCCCTGTTGTCGTGCTAATGGTATTGCCGTCGATTGTAATATTGTCGACGTCAAGCGAAGTTAGGCCGTTAATATCGGTGCGGGATGCACCCAGTGATATTGCATCAGAGCCAATGGTTATCGAACTATTCGCGAGTTGAGCATTGCTTACGCCACCACTCGCTATCGAAACGGCTCCTGAGCTAACAGAAAAGTCTGATGAGCTAAACGACGCAACACCTTTGTTTGCAGTCGTAGCGTCCTGTACTGTAACTGTTACGTTAGCACCAGACCCGCTCGTTGAGACGCCCTGAGCCGAAGCACCAACAATGCCGAAGCTGTGCGTACTTGGCGTAGCAGCAGAACCGTCAGTGGCAACACTTTTGACGACAGTATCGGCGAGGCTAACTGCACCGCTTGTAACGCCAAAATCAGCTGCAGTGAAAGACGCGATACCTTTGTTCGAAGTTGTAGCATCTTCACCTGAATATGTTATCGTGTTTGTAGCACTATCGACGGTGATGTCCAATCCTTCACCAGCAGCGAAAGTTAAATCGCTGTCGGCGAGACTTATGGTATCGTTGTTTACAGTCAGGTCTGTTGAGATCGATGCTGTAGTGACGGTCGTTAATTGACCCTGAGCATTGACAGTGATAACAGGAATCGATGTGGTTGAACCGTACGTCGTTGGTGTAACGCCGGTGCTATCGAGATCGATAGTAATGTTGTTGTCTGTTACTGTCGAGGACAGTCCTGTGCCACCAGCAACCGTCAACGTGTCGGTGCCAACATTAACAGTATCAGCGCCAGCATCGCCGGCTATGCTCAATGCAGTGCTTATCGTTGCACTGTCAATGGTAGTTACCTGACCCTGATTGTTGATGGTGAGCACTGGTATCTGCGTTGATGACCCGATTGTTGTGCCAGTCACAACATCGGTGAGGCTGATATTCAGCGTATCACTATCAACAGCTTGCGTTGTAATGCCTGTACCCCCGATAAATTCAAGGGGGCCGTTGGCAGCAGTGTATGTTCGAGACGTTGTGCCATCATTAAACTGGAACACTGTTCCTGAGCCAGCAATGACCTGATCGTCGACATATTGTTTAGTTGCAACATCGGCACTATCGACAGGTGCGCCAACATTTTTAATCAGGTTGGTATTGGCGTCGACAAATCCGGTAGGGCTTAGTACTAGATTGCCCGTTGACGTTGAGATTGTGTTGCCATCGATAGTGACGTTGTCGATCAGTATCTCGTTCAGTTTTTTATCACTGTCAACGACCAAGGCTTGGTTGGCTGTAACCACACCAAACGAAGCTCCGCTGGCGCCACCAAGGAGATCAACATAATACTTACCACCAATTACTTCGTGGTTAGCAGCATCACCAGCGGTCTCTGTGCCGGTACCGATGTAGAGTCGATCGCCACCGTTGCCGCCGTTGTCTGTTAGGTAGGAATACGACAGCTCACCTTGAGCAAGGATAGCGGGATTGCCAGAAGTTGGCGATCTCTTAATACGAATTATTGATGCCATTTAATATTGGCCCCCATTTATTATTTGCTGTTCAAGGGTTTGGGTAGCTTCCCAGTTACCACTGTTTGTCTGGTACACCAAAACAGACCCATCTTGTTTACTTGTAGTATCGACACCACTCAAGGTGTCGATTGAACCAGCAGTAGCAGTGTTAACGCGACGAACTGGTCGCCCCACCACTACCTTTTTAACCAATGTTACATTGTCGGTAACAGTGACATTTTGAATACGTGTTGTTGGCACTGTTGTTACCTTGTAACAGATGGATGAATATAAGCCCTTCCTTCGAGAACTCGCTCTATTATGGTATTCGCATCACTGTCGACGAAACTGATCTCAACGTCGTACACGTAATTTCGTCGCGCCTGTAAAGCATCGGTCTGCTGGTTTGTTAGAGCGAGGACCACAATACCGTCAGTAGCGGGAGCCGAAACTATCGATGAAAAGGTTAGCGAATCAGCACTATCAGCGTTGTATGACTTTTTAATCATTGCTGCGACAGAGTGGCCCGTTAAATCTTTTGGCGTACCGTCACGATTGATCAATTCGACCTGGATCGCAATGTCCTGACCCTGATCTATTTGTATATCTTGGTAATGCGCCATGGAGCTATTTATGATTTGTAAAGTGCGACAGTAACGTGTTAATTTGCTCTTGCTGTTGCTTTACCACTTCAACCAACACTGCAACGATTTGGTTGTAGTTGACGCGTTTGAACCCATTGTGTTCGCTAACAGCAGTGGGGAGGACAACTTCGACGTCTTGCGCAGCCACCCCGATGCTTCGCTTGCCATTGTGCTTCCAGGTGAACGACATGCCATTCAGACCATTAAGGATTTTTTGAAGGTCGGTTAACGGCGTTAAGTCTTCTTTGAGGACCAAATCAGAAGTAGCATTGAAATCCAGTGCTGTCACTGTTCCTGCAACATTAGCTGAATCGCTCAGTATCAACGTACTTGCCGTGATGGCGCTGTCAGCTGTTATGTTGGTGCTTGTGAAATCCCCAACATAAGAGATAGTGCCGGTGCCATTGATAGTGTTTGAATTGAGGTCGAGATTTCCCCCGAGCTGAGGCGTAGGATCTTGTGCAACACTCTTCAACCCAACGGAGTCGAGCTCATTGATTGCCGCCACTAGCGAGCTGCGGTCGGTAGTTGTCAAATTGACACGTGCGCCTACATCGCTATCGAGTGCCGCAGCTGTAGATTCGATTACTGTTGACCGTGCATCGTTTGAAACGATGTAGGCAGCAAGGTCGCTGTCGAGAACTGCGATCTGCCCATCTTGTGTAATGTTACGAGTTGTCTCGGAATCTAAACTTGCAAGGAGTTCGTTTATAGCACCTACGGCAGAATCAGCTGTCGTGTTCAATGTTGCAGTATCGCCAACCACACCAGACAACTGGTTGAACTTCGTAACGAGTGTGCCGAAGTTATCCTTTAGTAGAAGTGTCGTGTTAGCCATTGTTGTTTACCAGTTGCTGCAGCATCGACTTAATATCAGCAACATCTTGTTCCATACGATCCACGCGTTCATGGAGCTGCTGTTGCTTCTCTTTTGCTTGCTTGCGTGCTTTTGCCGCACGTACCGCTTCGTGATTGGTATTTATGACTGCACCATTCGACGTGTCCTTGACCAGTGCCGGATGTCCTTCAACTGATATTAGCTTTCTCATACTGTTAATGCTATCGCACGCAGATCCTTAAAGCGTGGGTATTTGATCTGATTTGAAGAACGCATCACGATCTTGATTTTAAACTGGTTAAACGGTGTTAGCGTTCCTGTCAGACCACCAGGCGTATAACGATAGTCGCGGAATGTTGTTCCATCATCATCAATTGGGTTGATGGTGTCTGCTTCTACTTGGACCCAAGGGCGCTCATTGATCGATTGCTCAGACCCAACAGGCACTGTTTTGTAGTACACATCGAAATCTGTTTGTGATGGACGATTGGCCGATACAATAATGCTCAAACCAACACTCGCTATCTCCAGTGTAACGGTTTTTGACACGTACTTGGCAATTGCCGTGCCGCCGGTTGAATTGGTTTCTGCGATGTATTGAATTGGCGTGTTAAACTGAGCGTCTGCGCTGTCTTGGTTATCGATCACGTTCGCGATGGCATGGAAGCTGGCGTTGTGATAGTTGATTACTGGCGACACATACTTGTTGTTTGTGCGCATCGCCAAATTTACTTCCACAGGCTTGGCGATATTAACGCCACGGTAGTTTCCACTAGAGGTTCTTGTCAAACTGTTGAGCAGAAGTTTAGTCGCTCTCAACTCAGTGTTGTTTAGAACGTCAAATGCTGTAAACGCAGTATCTGCATCGTATGGTGTTTCATTGCCAGCAAAAGACTTGCCTGACACCAACTTAAAGGAACCATCAATTGTTGTGAAATCAGGGGCGAAGTGGTCAACAGCCAGATACGCTACGTCGACCATCGCATTTTCTGTCGCTTGCCATCCTAGTCCACCACTCCGTGAAGACGCTGTTGCTACACTATCAGCGGCGAATGTGTAACCCGTTGCATCGGCAGCAATGATTGTACGATTGCCAGAAATGGTGCTGGTCGCAAGTCCGCCAGCGGTGCTCGAGCTGTCAAGTGCACTGTCCCACAATGACAAATTAACCACGTCGCCTGCGAACATGCCGTGGAAAGGATGCACTACACGAACGGTGCTGCTGCCAGCAGTTGTTATCAATGGCTGATCAGGTAGGCGCTTTTTCGGCAAATCATTGAGCACGAATGATGCAGAGCCTTCGAAGGTTGATTTTGTGAAGTCTGCAACGTACAAGTTAAATTTGAGATCTTGAAGCTGAGAAGGCTCCCACGTCGCTCCATTTTGTGACTTGAACAACGATCCAGTGCTTGGTTGCGTAGTGATGCGCTGTTCAGTGGAACCAACAACAAAGTTGCCTACTGTACCAACCCATACTTCATAATCATCACTTTGCGACAACAATACTATCGCGTATTCAGTTTCTGCATCCAAAGCAACGGGACGGGGAAAGGTAAAAATGGTTTCAGTAGCAGCTGTCGAACTCTCTTGTCCCAACAGGTCAGCATGAGGAATTGCGGCTGAGCCATACTGCAGACGTTCGGTTGCAGAGGGATAACCATTGACAACAGGTCGTAATTCGCAGATAAGATCGCGCTGAGCAGTTGAGCCAACACGTTGCAAGAAAACACCAACCTTAGTTACAAACACTGGATGCGTAGCAGCATTGAAAAAGGTCTGTGCAAGAGGATCGCGACGCGTCGTACGTGTCACGCGTGTAACAGTTCGATCTGTGCGCAGATCGATAACACGTGTACGAGTACGAGACGCTTTGGTTGCTTTGCCTGTTGAGGGGGCATCAGGACGGGATACCAGAACGCCCCCAATTGTGATACCTGCACTAGACGTAGTAGTCGTGATTCTCGTATCGCCCGATGACTCAAAATCTGTAGACGCCTGTGAACGTGCTCGAGTTGGGTTGGGCTCAGTCACATCAAAAAGAGCGAACGAACGGGTGCCTGCACGGAACCGTAGACCTGTGCGAGAATTAGGCACGAAAAAAGACCCACGTAGCGTGCCAGTAGCATCACTAATCAACGTGGAGCTACCGTCTGGATGCTGTGTGCGCCCATCGCCATTGACGACGACACTTTCGGGGTCGCTGTTTATTTGATCGATAAGTGCTGTTGACGCGCCTGCCGTCAATTGTCGCACCCAGTTTGATACATCAACGCCATCAAAGAACGCGAAGTGCTGTGTATTAGGACGCAAGCCTCTCGCAACAAACGACACTTCGCGTGAACGCATAAACGGAATTGAAACCGTACGGACTGTTCGCCCACTTTGCTGCGACTGCTGGATAGAGATCTGGGACAATGAACGGTTAAATTCTGATCTCGAAATAGACCTTCCACCGACGCCAGTGATCGTGCTAGCCGTGTAAGAGATGTCGTTGATATCGAGGAAACGATTCACTCCGTCAGAAAGGTTCTGGCCGCTGCGGCCCCACCAACCCCAATCCCAGCTTCTCCAATTAGGGTCGATGCGTTCCCACAATGTGATAAACTCAGCAGGATTGGTGGTGACGCCTCCTGCAGTAGTTGTTCGTGAACCTAGCACTTCAATAGCAGGAGGAACAACTTCTTGCTCTTCACGCTGATCGAACCAGTTATCTTGGTTAGGGGTTAGAGTAATTTCACCGATGTTGTTGGTGATGTTGAACGGGTTAACATTAACAGGATCAGATGCAAGAGGCTGCTCGATGTACAATTCGTCATCATAATCAAGCATGATAGCATCGCTAACACGCTTAATGTTGACACCGGCTGCGCTATCTTGTACTAAGTGAACGTGTTTCTCTGCAAACGCAGGGCGCAATTCACCGCGTTCAATGTCGTTAGAAGCCATGTACTCCGTGCTCTTGATGTCCTGCGGAACATTATCACGGAAATTGTCAACGAAAAAGCCGGATTTGGTGCGGTTGATGCCTTGTTCATCGAGAACCTCAAGCGTCGCCGTTTCGACCTCGAGTAGTCCTAGTGTCGCAAGCTCAGTGTTGATCTCAATCTGACGCTCGAGGCGACCGATATCACGCATCGTGTATCGTTTATTTTCGATATATTGAGGGCGAATCTCACTGGTAGACACGGCATTCGGTTGCCAATCGACGTCGTATAGAGCCATGGCCGTTGGTGGCACTTGTGGCAAGGTAGGCGTCAACGACGAAGTGCCGAGAATGTAAATCAGTTCGCCGGTTTGATCTACTACCAAAGTGTCGCGCCGTGGAAGGTAGAACGTCATGTCCCCCTCAAGGAGGGTGGTATTAACTGGAACGTCGCATAGACGGGCTGTCGGCTGTGTAAAGTAATTGACGCCAGCGCTATCATCATTGGCATTGTCATCTAGGCGTGGACGAAAATCGAGAACCTCACGTAGCTCGACGACCTGTCCATTGCGAAGGGTAATGCTTGGTATGTCACCATAAGCTACAGCACCATCATACGACTTAGCGGCAAAATAGCCGCCCGCTGTACTATGGGTGAAATAATCGAACTTAACGGTAACGTCCGAGGCTGGAGCTGTTGCTCCGCTATTCAATACTAGTCGGCCCGGCGCATACCAGTTATCACGCTGACCATTATCCACAGTAAATTGAGGGAGAACGTCGTTGCTATCTGCGTCCCAAGCTGCTGTAACATTAAAAATATCAGCCTTGCGAAGGTCGATATACTGTTCACCTGATGCAGATGTGCGTAGAGGGCTAGTTTGTGTTGCATCGTTAATAAGAGTTTTCGTTTTGTACGGAACATTTTGCCGTTGCACCAACGCATGAACGATCAGCGTTTCTGTTGCTGTTAAGCCTGTGCTGGTTATGTCGATCGTGGCCGTAGACGTTCCAATGCCAGTTATGGAGTCGGGGGTTACGGGTGTGCCACCTTGCGTTGTAATGATCCACGATGATGATGAGGTAAAATTCCCTTTCGTTGTCGTGATCGTGGCTTCAAAGGCAGAAGCAGTTTCAACAAAGTGCTCGTAAACAATGTAATCCAGAACAAGGCTGACGCCTGCACCAAATGCAGGGCGACGGTAAGGCAACGTAAATAGCATGTTGTTGTTTACGTTGTCCGTGGGCGAAGTTTGAGTACCTATCAAACTAGCGTAATTGCTAGAATCCACACCAAATGATTTCAGTGATGAAAACCCACTTGTACTGTCGAGTCTGATGTCAAAAAGGTAGTGACGGTAATTGCCACCTGACACAGGTTCTACTGCTCGAACACGAGCAGTGCCGATCGATGAACCACCGAAAGAAGAATCGTCTTTCAAGGTTACTAGCTCGAAGTCGTCAGTGTTGAACGAGCCCTGGTTACTATCAGTAGAAACATAATTTCCGAAAGACGCAGCGCTAACTGCCTCACTTATCTCAATGGTGTCCTGCGGCTTGTCAACTTTGAGTACAGTGTTTTGTGGCGCTACACGATATCCGTTAACATAGCCAACACCACTCTGAACTGCAAGGCTATACTGCGTACCGCCCGCACTGTCTTCGCTAAACGATATAAAGAAAGGACGAACTGTGTAATTCCCCGATTCTTCAAAACGACGCTGAGCCATCACATCGAGGATTAAATTATAATCACCTCGTCCATCGTTTGTCTCAGACACCTCCCCAAGTACTATGGCTGCAACAAAGACGAAATCTTGATCGCTGTCCACTTGATCCTGTGTTGTTAAAGTAAGACGAATGCGGTAGCGATCAGCGCCTGGCGCTGTTACGTTTGGCGTGACACCTTGGTTATCGTACAAGGCGGGATCGTCGTCGGCTGTGACAACAGTTTCCGAAATGGTGAAGCCAATATTAGCTGTTGGGTCGTCGGTGTATTTGTCGACTATTACCTGCTGTGCTTCAGTGTATACAAAATGACCTCGTACAAAAAATACACCAGCATCAATGCGTGCGACGGTGTTTAAACCGTTAGGATTGGTTGCGCTAGCGGCTACGGTGAGTGTCACCGACCCGTTGTTAATATCTTCATTTGACTCGAAAGTAATAGTTTCTTCACTTGAAATGGCAGCCTGCGTATCAACGTAGTCGACAAACAGTGTTGCAGGGTCGCTGCCCTCCGCCACTATCACCTCGCGTACTACTGCCTGCACGCCACTTGTTGCACCAGTAAAAGTGGTACCGACAAGCGTCGATGGATCGGCTGGCAGTGAATTGACGGACGTATTGAGTTTAACCGATGGAGTGTTTGTGATGCTGATATTCTGCACGGGATTAACAGCAGCCCCATCTTTGAAGATGTTGGCGCCAAAGCGCTCCATCTCGCGCTGAATAATGGTCTGCATCTGTGTAAGCTCTCGAGCCTGCAGAGCTCGACCACTATTGAACAGGATGCGATGAAAGTTATCGCTGTCCTTGAAGTCATCGCGGTACGTTACAGGAAAAGTAGTACTGGTAAGGTCAAATGCCATTTTTAAGCTTTCTCAGGTTAGAATTGCACCACAATCTTGATGTCATCGGTTGTATTGGTGTTGCGTGACACTGCCGCGAAATTATCAATGTGGAGTATTTGTCCTGAATACTTATCTACATCTGCTTCAATTAGTGCAGTGGCACTGTCTGCATAAAGCGTCGCTGAACCACCACTCCACGTTATTTGATCGCCCGGGACAAAATCAGCAAAACCAGTTTCACGTGTTTGGTGGTACCAAATAGTATCGCTGTCGAATTTATCGACGTAAGCAGATACCCCATTTGGCGTTTGCTCCACAAGTAGGTTTTTGGGAAGAGCTTCGAGAGTGCCGGTAAAGGTCGCTATATCAAAACGTAGTCTACGTAGTGTACTACCTACAGTGCCCGTAAAATCACTGTCGGTGATGGGAACTTTTGGGTTTGTGAATAACGCCGCTTGCTGAAAATCGTTGAGGATGTATGCCAGATCAGCATCGCCTTCTAGTTTGGTGTTGAACATCACTCCAGTTGCGTTCATGTCCGTCCGAGCATCAGCGCCGATACCTTGTTTAGATATAATTGCACGAGCAGCCGCACCCGTACCGCCACCACCAGTAAATGTTACGATGGCATCTTCATAGCCCGATCCCCTTGCCGTCATTTCTACCTTAACAACGGCTCCACCAGACACCGTTGCTGTGGCTGTTGCGCTGGTTCCGCCCGGTCCTGTTATCACTACGGACGGCACAGATGTATACCCTGTACCACCAGAGGTTACGGCAATGCCAACTATTTCGCCTGGCGTTGCAGCTTGCTGGACATTATATTGATCTACTTCAGATGAAGTATCGAATGGAGGTGTTCCTGTGATGAACGGAACAGGAATGTAGTTGGAAGAAAGAAAGGTGTTTGCGTTCGTTGCCCCTACTGTGAACAAATACTTCCAAACATAACCATCTGCCGTGGTGAATGGAGTGGTTGCCGTGCCGGTTGGTTGAACAGTTGAAGTGACTGAACTGCCGAGAGCAGTTTTACCTTGCTGCAAGCAGATGTAAACGTCATTTGTTTGTGTTATTACGTACCACGCAGAGCCAGTGTGATCCACTGTCATATCATCGTAAGCTGAATAGGTTGTACCTGACGACCAGTTGACGCGTGGAGCAACGAAGATACCATCAACCACTCGTCGCATGTATTGCATATTGTTGCGCAGATCACGCAACTGCTTGTCAGACCCCGTTTCTGCGTCAACAACGAGTGTGCCTGCACCATCACTGTCGACCCAATCTTGTGACCGTCCAACGGCGATGTAGTAGTAATCGCTGTCTAGCGAACCAATAAACGGTGCGAGCGACTGACGTCGAAAATAATTAGTAATCTTTGCTGTCACTTTAGTTGCCTATTAAGTGTTGATCTGTAATGTGTTATCGCTGTCTTGGCTGGCAAACAAGTGCCACGACGAACCAGCCCATATCAATTCACAAGAGCTGTTTGCTGCCATCGCGATACTCGTACCCTGAGCAAATGTAGAAGGAGTTACTGTCACAAGGCCGGTGTTGACGTTGATCAGTTTCTTTGTGTGTCCGGTTTGCACCCCATTTGCTAACGATGCGGCAATCCCCACACCACTATTGAATAGAGTTAAAGGGGTGGAAAGGCTGATTGCCCCGGCCGTTGTTTGCACCTGCGTTTGGTAAGCAAGGCCAGATGCGATGTTGACAACGCCTGTTCCTTTGCCCGTGATGTTGAGTGTTATGTCACTATCAGCACCGCTGGCAGATAACGAAGGATTATTGCCTGTTGTTTCATTGGTGACGCTAACTCGGTTTGTAATTACGCCGGGCGTTGCAACGATATCGACCACAGGATTGTCGTTAGTGTCGTGTATCGCCGTTACAATTTTTGGTGTCTGTAAAGAAGGTGACGATAGGGTTTTTAACAACAGAGTTTGTGGTGCATCAACAAAAACGAATGTGTCACTGTCAGTCAGGGCGGGAAGATTGATGGTTCGGTTTGCAGCGAGTGTTCCCCCAACAACATCGTACGAATATGTGTCGCTGGCATCGCGAACACTCAGATCATCAACAGTAGCGCCCAATATAGTTTTGTTGGTGATCGTCTGAGACGCAGTATCGATTAGTACAGTTCCTGCCGAATCAGGAAAGGATATTAGCGTCGTTGACGGTGTGTTTGGAAAGGACAACACAACCGGCGTGGTGTCGCCAGGAGTAGAGCGTACAGTGATTCCTGCACTGTCGAACGTGTACAAGGGGTTGAATTCTGAACTGTCGCCGAACACTCCATACAGCTCGATAAAATTGTCGTTGCATTTTTGCGCAAAGGTGCGGAGTGTGTCGCCTGTTCCGTCGTTGGCTACTGAGCCCCTGTTGATATTTTGTCTTGACATGATCGTTATTACACCGGTTTAGGCTTATTTATTGGTGTTGTTGGACATTGTTAGTATTTGATTGAGATAACGGTCGCTGTCGCTGTCCCAGTAATAGTACTGGTCTGCGTCAACTGTTTCGATGGTACTTGAAGGTGTGATGCCAACGGCACTGTCTTGGTCGACAGACGGCGAGGTGATATCGATAAAGCGTTCGATGCTGCTGTACATTGCTGATACGTTGGCTAGTGAAAGCAATGGATCGCTGTCCCCTGCACTATCAAACCCTTGCAACGTAGAGAAGGTGGCGAATGTCGAAGTCGGTGCAATACGCAAGAACCCATCGACGTCACTATCGGGCGTGGGGTATGCAAGCAGTTGAGTCGTTTCCAAATTGGTTTGGTCGCCAATTGTTGCCGCACCTTCGGACACAGCGCCAATAGAAACTGACTGTGAGATTATGGTTTCATGGTTGAGATCGTCTGCTGTGTTTTCAACGGTCGCGACGGACACTAACGATATCTCTGCGCCGAGATACATACCAGCGGTATGGATGAGTGTACGATATGTTTCTTCCCATAGCTGCGCAGGAATCGGCACACGTATTAAGATGGCAAACGTTTGGTATAAACGATCATTGATTATATAACGGTCACTCAGGGGGCCAATTAGCGAGTCATCCACGATGAACACGTTACGTTTTGTGTAGACAACATCTGGTTCGACCCCATACAAGATCTTAAAGAATTGCTGGATGCTGAATAGTGATCCTTTTGTTTGGATGATTTGTGATAGACGCTGCAGTATAAAACGTCTATTTGCATCATTTGAAGAGAACGTGTAGCCAAGGGCTAGTTCATCTTCAAGAAATTTTAGCAATTCTGAATTGACTTTGCTGATTGTTTTGAGAACGTATGGATTATTGTGGAACATCTCATACGTTTTTGTCGAAGGCAAGTCTTCAAGATAGAAAGACAACCACTCAATTAAGTTCGGGTACTTTTCATAAAAGAAAGACGGCACGACATTTGACAGCTCTTGGTTAACAAGTGGCCAGTCGATCGTATCATCGTCGATTAGTGATAAGTCAATCATGTGCTAGTTACAGAGACAGCAGTTACAAAAGACGTTGCTGGATCGTACTCAAGGATGTTATTAAACTGCGGCGAAATAGCGCTCTGGTTTGCAGGGATAGCTGTAATGGTAATATACGACTGACCTCCAGCTATTGCCGTTGGGTTGAACCCCCTCAAATTAATCACTCCTGTTGTTGGTACATAAGAACCAATGTTGTCAACGATCACGTTGTTTGGAGGAGTAGATTCAGCAATTTCGAGGGTGGTGGACCCTTGCTTATTACGAATGATACATGACACGCTAGAACCAGCATAGGTGAACGGCGTCGATGTGATTGACGTTTCACTAGATGGCTCAAGTACTGCTGTTGGGAATGATGTCGTGTAATCCGCAGCAACTAACAGCGTGGGGGCGATACGCTGTGACATCGTCACAGCTGCCCTCGACGAAAGCACAGCAGGGTCTACAGCGTCGACTTGTGTCAGCATGTTTGAACGGCGAAAGGACAAGCCGAAACGTCCCGTTTCCTCGGCGAAGTACTCAGAGACGGCTTGCCGTACAAGGTTTTGCGTCTGCCCTGTTGTCAAATTCGTCAACGACGAATTGAACTGAAAGGTTGTAGCCACTGTAATGTATGTAATCTGTGGCTCTTCAAATTTAATGTCGAAGGTAGCTACAGCAAGACCCGAAGCAAGTTCGGTAATAGCGTCTTTGATGGTTTGTTGGAGAGACGCCGAAACGTTGTCCTTAAACCGTATGCTAAGTTTCACAACACCAAACTCTGGAAACGGATCTTGGTCGCCACCCCATGCAAAAATGTCGTCAATATACTGGCCGTAATAACGCTGGGCAAGTGTTGCGTAGTCAACGGCAGTTACCATACGGTTTTGTGTTGCATATACAAATGGAGCGTTAAGACGTATTGAGTCTATATCTTCTTTTTCTGCGCCTCCCGCAGAAGGGGAAACTGTTGTGACGGTTGTCTGGTAGTCGATTCCATTGACGGTAACGACGGTTTGTGGCGTAACAACATTAATGCCATTGGCTTCTGACCCACTTGCTCTTTGGTAGTTAACCCGTATTTCATTTCCAGCAGTTGGGAATGACTCATACAAAAGACCGGTTCCAAACAATAATTCGTAGTAACCGCTAGACGTTTCACGAACGACATACAAAGCCGACTGATCGGTTAGAGATGTTGCCTCAGTTATGTTGCCATAACTCGTTGATATAGGACTGTTGCGTGACTCATACACGTCAACCTGAAGAGAAGATATATCAATTTTGCGGTCAGTTATCACGTACACTGCTGCATCGCTGGAAGATCCAACTTGAAAAGTACGGCTCTGTGATGACCCTTCATACACAGGAATATCAACACTTCCATCTACAGCGTCTTGGAAAGTGTATATGCCAGTGCCGTTATCGTAACCAATAATGTTACGGCGAGTTTGAAACGTATATGACTCGCTACCTCGTGTTCCTACCACCGAATACCCGGCAGGTATCACGATGCTCTCCGGTCGTCCTGCCACACCTGTTAGATCAAGAGAAACGTTGATCTCCATCAACGCGCTGGTATAAGACCGTGGGGTATATCCAATATTTTGAGCAAGGTTGACTACACTGCTGCGCAACTGCGCAGAAGACAAGTACGATTCGTTGACAGCGAAATTAGCTACCAGGGCATTGTAGTGTGTGTTGTATGCCAGAACGTCAACGATTGAGACGATGCCCGACCCCTCGTAGTTGTACTGGGAAAACTCAGCTGATAGCTTCTCTAGAAGGCTGGCACGAATGTTGTTAAAGTCGAGATCTGTGACGGATATGGTTTGCGTTGCCATTAGCGTACTCGGTTAAAGCTAGTGGTGAATGTCACCACATCGTTCGTGTTGATTAAGCGAACAGTCAAGGTCACCATTATTTGACTATTGTCGAGACTGAAATCGACCTCAGTGTCTATCACCTCACAGCGTGGTTCGTAGAATCTAACGTTTTCTTGTATTGTATCCGTTAGTTGGCGAACAGTTGAAGGCTCTAAAGGTATGGCATCAAATAAAAATCGGTCTATGCCAACGCCAAATGATGGGTCGAACGGCTTGACGTTGTTATCAGCTCGCAATATGGTTTCTAACGCCTGTAGTACTGCGCCCACATCACGTTTTTTGTATATGTCCCCATCGTTGGGCTTTGGTGTCCACGACAAATCTACGTCTTCATATGTACTTTGCCTTGTAGTGGCAATCGATCGCGTATCGAGTAGACCGTCCTGGTTGCTTATTATTCGTTGTGTAGCCATAACGAATATTTATGAGATTTAATCGAAAGATGTTCGATCAAGTTCTACGAACGAAGCGCCATCAAAGATGACGCCGTTAACGATCGTCATTGGCGCGTATGAATTGGCAGCGGCCGTGTCGTCTGTTGACGGTGACACCTGAACCATCACTTGAGCTGCCACCGTGTCATTTGGGTTGTACGTGTCGTAATCCAACCACACGCGTTGACAAGGCGCAAAATGGTACAAGAAGCATGCGAGATCGAATGTCTTCGACAGGTCCATTTGGCCTCGATCGTCGATCATACGGTACACAACCACTTCACCGCTAGCTTTTAAGGGCCCAAGGTTGAACTGATTGGTCAAGTCCTTTGTGTTGGTGTGAAAGCTTTCGACAACCTGCAGCCCAACGCGGTCAAATTGTGACTGATCACGTACAAGATCGTAGATGTATGCGTGTTTGGTTAGCAATTTAGCGAGACTGATTCTAGCTGAACGCAGTGATATGTTCTCCATTGACGAAGGATCGCCCTCCGTACCCATCATGCGCCCCATCGAAACGTGGGATGATAATCGAGTACGTGTTGATATATCGTACTGGCCGTTGGTGTAATAGTAGAAACGAGGGTTTGGTACCAAGTCTTTTGAATTAAAGATTGGAGCAAACGACACGTTGGTTTCAACACGGCCATCAGGATTACCGATAAGGTTGTCCCCTATGATTGCTCCACCCCCATATAGTCCGTCTTTAGTAAACAGCCGTTTACCGCTTGTTGGTTGTTGAGCATAGTATTTGCTAAGCCGTCCTTCCGATATTAACAAATCCACACACTGCTGCTGTTCACTAGTAAGTGACGACATATCCCAAGTACGCAGTACTGCACGCACTTGGGCGACTGTAGGTTCACGGATGAAGTAGTAGTTGTACTTTTGTCGTACGGCCAAGTTGTTGGAAATTGCATTGTCCGGATCGATCCGTATTTGCTTCCAACCACCCGTTGACGACCTCATATACCCATCTGTTACGGCATCTTCCCTTGGATATGAAGTTAGATCGCCAATGGTGTGTTGAAAAACTCGTTCGGGCTTAATCGTAGACGGAGCTGTGTTTGCGGTACTGACGTATACAGCTGGCGTACCTTCCGCGGCTGTTACGGCTCGTAAAGCATCCCTTGCGTATTGTGAATGGTATGCTTTTGAAGCTTCTTCTGCTTGAAGAGCAAAGTCGGATGTTAAAGCTTCGAGAGCCACACCAACCAACGTACCAACGAATCGTACGCCATCCCCATCATGTTGCCCAGTACCGCCCGTGTATAGATTGCCAACGTGTGTTACGTTTTCGCCACCAATACGACCCCCTATACCATGAACAAAAACAGCCCCCGAAGAGGTAAGAGAAGCACTGCCGCCTGTTAGAGAAAGTCTGCCTGGAGTAGTGATACGAGTTTCTGTGCCTGAGTGTATTTCAGCTCGCTCTTGGACAAACGTTTCACTAGTGGTCTTGCAGAAGTGCTGATACTGCCCAAGAGAAGTTATCACTGAGTTGCCATTAGTTCGATGATCGAAAGTGCCCCCGATAAGGTGTTGGTCATGTCGACCAACGCGCGATACTCGATTACCATCCACCACGTGATTCTCGTGGTTGTGTACCGTGACGTTATAATCGCCAGCTACTGTAAGGTTATAGTTGCCATGAACTACTAAATCGAGATCGCCGTGGTACTCTAAAGCACCATTGCCATGCACGACCGCAGTGTGGTCGCCTGATGTTACGTGAACGCTGTGATTGTCAGCACTAACCAGTATTGTACCATCTGGCATAAAATCCACAGAAGAGCCCGAACTGTGTTGGATTGTTATACGCTCGTTGCCAGGCGTATCATCAGTGGCAATACGATTTCCAGCAGGCGTTTCTTGCACCTGGCTTAAAGGGTAAAGCGAAGGGCCGACATCTACTACATTAAAAGAGACGCCGAATGAAGTTCCACTATGACTAACATTGTTAACCTTTACGCCTGAAGCGTATTGATTAATCGATGTGCTATAAAAATAGTCTACACGGGGATACTGGCCGCCTGGATCAGCGAACCCATCGTACGATATCGCGGTCGTGAATTCCTTCGACGGGCCCCATTTAGGATTTGCTAGCCGTGATGTTATGTCGTCTCTATCTGTAGTCATTATAAAGGTGTCGTTCTGAATCTTGGTGAAAGATCGTAATTGGCGATCTCTTGTGTGGTAAATGGCCCACGTGCTGCTGGGTCCTCAAATAAACTTACCACTCCGTATTTTGCAAACGCATATTCAATAACGTCAAAGCCCGGATCGACAACGGATGGGTCAATATCGTTGTGACCAAGTATTTGAATACCAGGATAATAGGCTAGCATACTGCGTATAAGGACATCAAAGGCGTTGAATTGATGACGATTGATAGAACGGGCTGTGTTGTATCGAGTGGCTCGCACATTTTCTGTTGCGGCGTAATTAATGCCTCCGACAAACGCTACGGCGATCGATCTTTGATTATGCCCGTTGACTGTGACATGATCACTTGCAAGGTTTACAGGACGTCCTCTTTGTATCGAGCCATCTTTTTTAATTATGTAGTGGTATTGTATTTGATCGTGGCCTACTGCTTTGTGCATTAGGTCAATCTCATACGCAGACAGGTTGGCGTTATCGAAAGAGTCAGTCCAATGCACAATTACCTCTGTGATCTCACGAGTGATTGAACGTATTTCTGCAAGCATCTCATTTTCAAACCGTACGGGTGTGAAACGCGTGCGATCCTCAACTGATGCTGTTGCGTTGGCCGTCACCACATACCGAGGACGACGCACAGCGTCATCGGCTTCAGTGCGATTATTGGCCACAATGGTCGTTCCAGCAATCGTTTGAAAAAGTTGCTGTGCTTGATCGAGGGCTTGGTCGCGACCAAGCGTTGGATCCTGCGTTTGTATCTCATCAGCTGCTGCGTTAATATCTCCAATCGCTGCGCGATTTACTGCCTCTCCGTTGTCTGTATTGTCTTGGTCACTACCGAGAAAGCGAGATATTCGATCATTAAAAGCTACCTCGGCAATAGTTTGTGCAAATGACATTATCGTATTCCTTGTTCTAACACACGACCAAGAGACCCACGTAAATCTATAACGCCTGCCAACTCGCTTATGATTAAAGCCATAGTGGATGCGGGGTAATCGACGTTGGGTACCTGTGCTGTCAATTCACCAAGATCACTATAATCGCCATTGGCTGCTTTTGTAAAGGCAGCGTCGTATGCTTGGTAATTATCGATAATGTGCTGGTCAAACGCACTAGGCTCAACGGAGAAAGCTCGACCCAAATAAACATCTGTCATTAGTGTGTTAATAAATGTCATGTTAAGAACCCACTATTGTGACGTCGACGGGGCTAACAGCGTTGGCGTGGTCGATCGCGGCCTGTGTTTGTGATGTGGAGGTTGCTACACCGATAGAGGCAAGGTCGTTGATGGTGAGAGACATTACTGTGGCTTGACTTGCAGGACCTCCATCTGTCAAATAACGCAAGTTGTAACTTGGCGTAGTTTCGCCATGAATTTTCTCGCTATACAGCAATCGGCTTACATTCGTTGAAGCATTGTCTACCGTAACAACCCATTTGACGTCATTGTTTTTGCTTGCAGACACATTGACGTAATTAGCTGTGGTAATCTGGGACCAAAAATCTGTGGCATCGGTGCGATCAAAAGTCGCTATGTTGGCAACGTTTGTGAATCCTTCATCGCCGC